TTGCCAGATGTGTCGCCAAGAGCTTGGGCCACGGTTCCTGTTTTGGCACCTTCTGCCGCAGTTGATATGTCGCCAGGAGTTGCGCCACTGGAAATACCGCCAAGGTAAGTTCCAAGAGCAGAAGTACCAAGAGTTCCAATTCCAGCCGTCAGACCGCCTGTCAGAGCATTCTTAAGTACATCGCCCTTGCCGGTAAGTGCGCCTGCACCTGCACCGATAAGGGCATTGCCGGCAAGCTGGGCGCCTGTGAGGGATCCGGTAAGGCCTGAAACAGTTCCTGCAGCCGCTGCATCCAGACCGAGAGAACCAAGCAAGTATGACCCAGCCGCTGGAGCAAGGGGAGTAAACATAAGAGCCGTAGCAGCCAAGGCAGCAACAGGAGCAAACCAAGATTGCTTATAGAAAGGCGTAAACTGAGGCATGCCGGTGTGGGGGTTGATTGTCGGCTCGCCCCACTCTTGGCGAAGCTTCTCGTATTCGTCTCGGTTGATGTGGATGATCATGGTGTCGCCACCGACACCGGCGCCTGCCACCTGCTTTGCGGCGCCCGTGAGGCCACCCTTTGCCATCCGCTCGACATGCTCACGGGGAGGCACGATCATGAAGGGCTTTGTGCCAGCTCTGCCGCCTTTAGCGAAAGCGCTCATGGGCGAGCCTCTAAAGGCAGACCCTGCGGCATTGTTGACCAAGGGCCGCCAGTTTGCAGGTGTATCAGGATAATCAATTGCCATGTCAGCCACTCAGGTTAACGGCTCGAGTGAAGGCAAATGCCCAGTCGCGCCACTCGTCATAATTCAAAGGGTTGGGTGGATTTTGCTTTCCGACTTCGAAAAACGCAACCACGCCCAAAGCCCAATTCTGCCAATTCTCTTCTTTATCCAGACGAGACACAGTGCCATATTTTTCGAGAATATACACCATGCTGTCGGTCCAGTCAGTAACCGTCATGTTGCGGGGGTCGATCATCATCCAAGCACCGTCCCGTCACTGATGTCGATGTGGGCAATGCACTGGCCCATTTGATAGTCGCCACCGACCACATTTGACTTGAAAATGAAACGCATCTCGCGCCGCGTTTCTTTGAAGAAGACCACCTGCTGATAAGGCTCGATCGTATTGGCCTGATCCGTGAATGTGTGCTCGTCAGACGTTACTTCAGGGGCTCGAGCATTGGCTCGGCCGGTGATTTGAACGGTCATGTCGCCAGACTGAACAAAGTCAGGCTCGATCATCACGCAGCGCATGGATCTGTTTTTGGGTTGTTGCTGATCGGCAACAAACGAAATATCGGCCGTCTGGAAGTAAGACGGGATTGAGTTGATGACGGCGCCGTCAAGCTCATCAACGCCATATTCATGCTGCCAGATCTTGTATTTTCCATCGACGGGGTCGATGCCGGTAAGAATGGGGTACTCATAAACCGTTGCAAACTTTCCTGCAGAGCGGCCTGAGTTTGGCAAGATCGTGTCGTACCATGTGTTTTCACGGACGTTGTAAACAACAGCCCGAGTGCACTCGGTGTCATTACCAACTGGGTAGCACCACCATATCTCACCAAAGCGAGGCACCTTATAGGCAAAGACCTTCTGGCGTTGTGCGTAGTTGAGATTGTCGAAGAACCAGTTTTGATTGAGCTGGTTTGGAATTTCGCGCACAACACCGTTGAACATCAGGAAGCGATCGACGCCGACCCAATAGAAGATGCCGTCATACTCGATTGGTGATTGAGAAGACAGAATGGATGTCTGTGCGCTCAGAATATCAAACTGGAAGACAGGGCCTCCGCCCACAAAGGTGGCTCGAACAAGACTATCAAGGGACCAGAACAAGCCAGCAGGAGCATTGCCAGGGCCAGCTCTGAGAGGAAGACCAGCAACAATCTTCTGTGATGTTATGTAAGCTTCACCAGATCCTGTGCCAGACCAATCATTAGGGCTATTGGCAACAGACCAAGCAACATAACCATCTGAACCAAAGACGAAGACGTAAGGATACAAACTAACAACGCCGCCTGAGACTTCTGGGGCTGTTGTGGCTGTAAGATTGGCTGCTCCATTAACAATGCCATAGAACAGCTTTGAGGTTGTCGTGCTGTCGATCTGGGCCAAGTTCTGGCCTGGGTGAGCAAACAAATAAGCGCCGGGTGATACACCAACACTGTCAAAGTTTGTGTCAAAGGTCCAAAGATTGTTTGCGCTTGATACAAATCCAGCCCCAGGCGTGCGATCAACAAGAGATGTCACAACGCCATTTGAATTGATTGAAAGCTGCGTCAAAGTGCTGGCGCCACCAGATGCAACATAGAGAAGGCCATCTTGGTTGTATGTATTGAGGCCTCGAGAAATCTCTGGGATCTGATCGCTGAAACGGCGATAGCCCCACATTTTACGGGGAAGACCACGCTGGAACCGACACCACTGGCCATCAACATAGAAGCCGTTCTCGAAGCGAGTACCATCCCGCTTGATGCCCGGCAGTGACTTGATGACGTATGGTGTGGGTGCCATTAGCTCAATATCCCTATGCCCATGGCGACATTGAAAGCCTTAGTTGATCCAGGCGTTACGCCAATGGCTGTCTGGGCTGCAGCCTGATCCACAGCAGTGAATACTGCCTTACCGACTGTTGTGCCGCCAAGTGAAGTCTGTGCCGCAGACGTGCTTGCAGCCGTAAAGACCAAGGCGCCAACTGTTGTGGCACCAATGGCAACCTGTGCTGCTGCCCCATCTACAGCCGTAAAGACTGCAACACCGACTGACGTTGCACCTAAATTAACGCGAGCCGCCGAAGCTGTTGTGGCTCCAGTACCGCCATCTGCAATGGCAACAGGCGTCGATACGCCGCCGCCAGGTGTCTGACCTTCAACAACATTTGTTCCATTGCAATAAAGGATGTAAGCATAGCCCTGCGGCACAAGAATGCCTGTGCCAGAAGGTGTTTTGACCGTTACAGTATAAGCGCCAGTCGTCGAGTTTGTGATCCAATATTGCTGAACCGTTGTCGGCACGATGACGTTTCTATTGCCACTCAAAGTGCCTGTCAGGCTGTATGAAACACGGTTAAGCTCGACACCAGAAAGGGTATAGTTTCCTGTTCCAGATATATCGACAGCCGTGTAATCAAATCCAACAACAGACGTATTACTCTCGTGGCCAACTGTGTAAAAGTTTGCACCATCAGAAATAATCATGGCAGAATTGCCAATAGGGAAACTTGAAGTGGCATTGCCATCAATCAGGCTTCCTGTTGGCGATATTGTAATTGTGCTACTGCCGCTGTTGCGGATGTAGAAGAAGAAGTCAGAGCCTAAAGTTGTTGCAGACGTCAACGTCAACGTGCCGCTTGCTCCTGTCCAGTTGATAAATGTTGCCCTATCAGGAGAGTTGACGGTGTAGTTTGAACTAAGACTTGTGGCAGAAATGGCCTGATTAAGCGTTGTCGTGATCGCCTTCAGACCAGCACCCGCAAGGGCGCCGGCATTGGCTTGAGATGTTGTCGAGCCAAACTGATAAGAAGACCACACGCCAGCAGCAGTTGTATTACTGGTCATGTAGACTTGCCAGAGCTGGCCAGAAGCCACCGAGCAGATCGTTGTACCTGTGGCACCAACGACCGTGAAAGTCGTTGAACCAGTGTTATTGAATAGGAAGACGGCGCCGACAGATGCGTTATTGGCTGCAGGAAGATAGACCTTGCGGCTCGAACCTGTCGAATTGACGTCCATAATCCGCGCAGCAGTGATCGTGCCATCTGCAGGCGCATTTGTCTCGAGGGGCCAAGACAGGACAATATCTGTCGTGGTCAAATTAAACGACAGATAGGAAACGTCTGATGGATATATGTTTGTTCCGCCAAAGACTTGCGTGTAGGTCGTCATTTTATACCTCCGTGCGCTTGGCGGCGCGGTCAAGGATCTTGGCTAGATCCTCGCCACTGAGAGCCTGAGCGGCGCGATCATACATGGATTGCCAAACCTGAATGCGCTCGTCGTTCTTCAGGAAGGGTGTCGCCTCGAGAAGTGCGCCGTACAGGATCAATTGCGGTGCGTATTGCGTGAGCCAATTGCTCTGGTTTGCATCGTCGAGGAGCGGGATCAATTGATACACCAGAACCTCAAAGGGATAGGCAGCGTCAGGTGTGGGTGCCACAATCCAGTTGTTGTAGTCGTATTCGGCATAAAAGAGGGGCGTGCCTGTCTGGCTGCGATCGGGCCAATATGACCTCACATATTCATAGGAGCGGGGCCAGAGTTGGTTATAGGTGCTATTGTCGTTGCCATTGCCGAAGTTGAAGGACACCGTCTGGCGCCAGCGGTCAGGTTTTGGGTAAACAGCAAGGCCGGCTTGCATTGTGCCGGTCAGGACGTTGATCAGGCCTTCGACCTTCAGCTCTCTTGCGATCCGCTGCTCGGCCAGATTGATCAGACGCGGGATCTGCTCAAAGACAATCTGGTCAGAGGCGAGGGTGAAGCCGCGCTCAAGATACCGACGAATGTCGGTCTTGAGGCTGTCGAAGGTCATAATCTCGGCCATTATTTAGCACCTTGGCAGTACCCGTCTCGACGGGCGTTGTTGACCTTGATCTCGCCAATAGTCTGGTCTGTGTCTTTCTTGGACCATGAAATGTCCTTCCAGACACCGCAAGCGGCACCATTAGTCGCGGGCGTGCCCATCAGACTGGCGCAATTTGTCAGCGGTAAGGTCAACAGCATCACCAGCACGAAGCGCATCTTGCGTCCTCTTTAAAGCATCGGCAGTGGCAATAGCTTCAATCTCAGCTATCGCGTCTGACCTTATCTTAGCATAAATACCGCCAAGAACCACTAGGGCTATGGCGGCAATTGCAATATATCGGCCCAAAGGACTAAACAAAAGTCCAAGCATGTCAAACCCCGTATTGGTCCATGTGCTTTTTGCGCCAGTACCAGATGGCAGCGCCAATGCCGACCACAGCCACCATGATGAGGAAGTTTGTGTCCTTAAGCATGGACATGACGGTGGCAAACAGGTCATTTGCCTCTTGAACTTGCGTCACGACCTCCTTGGCAGCCCCGACCGAACCCAAAGCGCCGATGGCAATCGCGCCATTGGCCTGCTTGGATTCGGTAATTGTTTTGACGGGGACGGGATCTGGGTCAGCCCTTTGCTCATCCTCATTAACCGGCTTATTAGTCAGATCGCGCCACCATTCGGCTTCTGCACGGCGGCGACGAACAAGACCCGGCAGCTCTTTTCCGCCACCCTTAGTCCATTTCATCAGTTCGGTTGGAACGGCATCAAAGTCACCTGCATTGACTTTCTTCAGCAAGGTTGAGGTCTTTAAATTTCCAACGCCAGCATTGTAGGCAAAATCAACAAGCACATCGAATTGGTGCTGGGTCAATTGAACCTTAACCAGATCCATTACGCCCTTTTCATATTTGACCAAATCCCGCTTCAGAATGGCTTCTGCTTCGGCTTGGGTAATGACCAAACCCTCGGTGACGGTTGGCTCACCAGCAGCAGTAGTGTGGCCAAAACCGAGGGTCCAAATGCCAGCGGGACATTTATAGGCTTTCAACTTGCAGCCTTCAAATTTCTTGAGCAGGTTATCCAACCCGCCTTGTGACATCTGCATGGTCATCTACCTTTCTCTAAATGGGATATGCGCTTGTCCAGCTCATCAACCATTTTTTGGGTGTCAAATCTGATTTGCATACGGGCCTGAGCCGCATCAGCAGCCATCTCAAGGCGGCTTTTATCAATCGCTGCCATTGATTTTTCACGGTCAAGCGTCATTACGGCACGAGCCAAAGCAGCGTCCCGCTCTACCTTGTCGATCTTGTCGTTAAGGCTTTCACGGATCTGGGCCATGTCGATGGTTGTGCCTTGAGGCGGAATTGCCTTGTTGTCGGAATTAACCACAACAGCAATCTTAGACTTTAGTTGTATGATTTCATTATTGGCGCTTGATAAACTGCCCATGAGATAGACAACGCAAGAAAACAGAATTGGGATTCCTGCAAATACAATTTTTTCAACTAATGCACTTTTGCTCGCTGAAGCAGCCATTTCCAGCGCAATCTTTTCCTGTTTTTCTTCGGTCGTACTCATTTATCCGCCTTCCCGTCGAGCTTGTCATAGATCCGCTGGAACATCGTTTCTATGTGATCCATGCGCTTATCTAGGTCTAATTTGCTGACATACGACTTGGGAAGATCAATCTCGATGTCGTGAAGGTCTTTTCGAAGGTCTTTGACAGCACCCCATAGTTCACGGGCAAACCAGCCGCCAGAGGCTATAGCCGCCACGGACACAATGTTAATGAT